TATTAAGATACTCAGTCAACTCTGCCTGTTCTACTTGGTAGTCATGGTCAACCTTATGCATCTCAGCAGTATCGATAGCCATACCTGCTCGTTCTATATCAGTAAGAACATCACAGAACTCACACATAAGATCTCGTATTGGTATCAAAGACTTGTTAGAGTTCTTCTTGAACAGTGCTTCTTGCCTTTCAAATACTTCAGCAGTGGCTACAATGTCGTAGTAAAGATAAGTAGTTTGATCTTCTTTAGACATATCACTGTAGTTCAAACCTTCCTTGAATGCATCGGCAAGTGAGTCATCCTTACGAGTAACATCATACTTCTCTGCTAATGCTTTCAAACTTAGTTTATCTCTTATACCTTTGTTAAGTATATACTCGTTAATCATAGTATCAATAATCTTTGATCGACAGTCTATACCTACCTCGCGCAACCAAGCTACATCAAACTTAGCATTGTGGGCAACTACATAGGTAGCATCTTTAAGTACATCTTTAAACGTAGCCCAGTCAGTTGAGGATGCATCAGCAGTTCTAACTATGTAAACAGTTTCCTCATCATCCTCATACATCAAAGATCCATCTAACCTTCTAGTAGTATAACCAATAGCAGCTAATGTATTTTCTTTGTTGTATGGAGAGGGATCTTTACGATCTCCCCCTAAGTCAACCTCTAAGTCTACAATCATTACATAATCTTCCATCTTATTCTCCTGCAAATAGCATTATTAAAACTGTTATAAAACATATTCCTATTATATGTGCGTGACTAAGTAAATCCATTTAGTATCCTCACTTATAAAATATGTGATCTCCAATTTGTCTCACTCTTATCTTGTACTTTGCCCACCAAGGTTTTACTTTTACACTATGGTAGTATATAGATCCTTTTACCACATCTTTCAGTCCATGTAAAGTCTTTTCTGCAACATCTACTGAATTTAAATAGGCAATCATATCTTTAGGTCTGTCACTCAATCCGTCACAGTACCAACTGAATTGGCATCTATGTTTAATAGGATAATTAATAGACCATGAATACGTTGGACCTTGCATTACCACTTCACAGATACTGTTAGGATATTTTTTACTCTTTACTCTTTCTATTACTACTTGAGCTACAGCTACCTGACCTTCTATCGGTTGATCTCTAGCTTCATGATATATATTAAGTGCTAAACAAGCTAATCCTTCAAGCATATTATACCTCCTAGGTAATGTATCCCCCCGAAGGGGAATACTTCAATATCATATAATAATCAGTTTGTCAAGTTATTAATCAATATATCTAGATATTTCTGGTTTAATCACAGTAGTACAAGTACCATGCTTACCACCTAGCTTATTCTTACTAACATAGATATGTCTGAGTCCATTGTCTGAACCACCTTCCTCAGTCTCTTTACCTATACCAATAATAAGATCTGCCTCGGCAGCTTTACCTACTCTTGCTCCTGCCATCTGAGTGAAGCGTAGCACAGTTCTACCATCTGCTTCAGCATTAGCCTGAGACACACCAATGATTGCACACTGGTGCTTCTTAGATAATGTCCTAGCAGTACGATAGATCTCACCCAAACGTATATCATCCCTAGCATGATTACCTCCGACTTGCATCTTGTCTAGCTGATCAATGCCTAGTACATCAGGCTTATGCTTGGCTAGTAACTGATCCAGTTCCTCCATCGAGGACACCTCATCAGTATTCAAGAACACACACTGACTAGAATATACATCCCATTGATTGTGTGCTTTAATAGTATCATTAGCAATCTGTTTGTCAGTCATACCAGTGAAAGAACTAACTGCTCTCAGTGCAGTGCGCTCAACAGGTTCTTCATTACCCAGTATCATTACCTTTGCACCTTGGTTCAAGAAACCATCTGGCCCAAACAATGTAGATATTAGGAATGCAGTCTTGCCAGTTTCGACAAGAGCAAAGACAGCAGAGAAGGTCGATGGGCCGATACCTGCACAGATTTCCCTGAGTCCTTTGAGGTTCCATTTGTATTTGGATACATCTTTAGTAGAGTGCAATAGAGAAGCGACATCATGTTTAATCTCCTGTATAGTTTCCTTAGGCATAAAGTTTTGTTCATACTTACCCAGTAATTCATTGACCTTGGTCAGGTCATTCACCTTGTTGTCCATCATCTTGATACCAAGATCAGCTAACTGTCTACCAAAGTAAACTTTAAACTGATCTCTGAGAACATCTTCTGCAACATCCTCACCAATATCATTAGACAATGTTCTGGTCAGCATCATCATAGCTTGTTTCTGGCTACTTGTCATAGTCCTAAACTCACTAAACAATACTTGTTCTACTTCAGCAGGGGTCAAGTCACGCCCATATCTTGCATGACCTAACTCAATGCTACGCCAGATCTTCTTAGCTTCATTCTCAAAGAAGTCCATTGCGATCAAGTGTCTGTTCTTCTCATAGAAGTTATGAGATAGAAATAGTCCTAATAAATCATTAGACATATTCGTTTGTATCCTTTCTTTGTGCAACACATATTGTATCGTTATGCGCTCCACCATGAGTTACCAATAGTATTTCTTCATAGTTACCAAACTTCTTACCAACTCCCATAGAGTTCCATCCGAATGATAACACAAGACCATCAGGTTTGACAAGAGGTCTTATACGATCTTTTATTTTAGTATAGAAACTACTCTGTGTGTCTTGTTGTGTAGTCTTTATACCACTAGCACTATAGCACTCACTGATCTGTCTTGGACTATATGGTGGATCATATAACACAACGTCAGCTTGTACTCCATCATCCAACAACATATCCAGAAAATCATCAGCTTTCATATGATAATGAGCATCTGTAATAGTATTTATATCATTAGTTATTGTACCATACTTACTATCTCTAGCAAATGGATCTACAACAATTGGATTATTTCTATCTTCAGCAGAATATGCTAAACCAATCCAATGTTCCACAAACTCTTTAATAGGTTTCATGCTAAAGGTTTGACTGTTAGGCATGGAAAAAGCTCTATTGTACATAGTCATTATAATACTCCTTCTGGTTTCTCTTTAGGGTCAACATCAAGTAATCTTACTTCACATTTAGTAAATTGTCCAATTCTATTTTTCATTTTTATTGCCTTGGCAGATGCATCTCTATCTAAACATACTACAACACTTGGATAGTTTGCTACAATATCAAGTATAAGGTCAGATAAATTTGTACCTAGCAATGCAAGTCCAGTACCATACTGTGATACAGCTACAGCAGATGCACAGTCTTCAACGACATAGCAAGTCTCACTATTACCACAAATAAAAGGTAAGCCTGAGTTACCATACCTATGCCACTTTGGATAGTTTCTATTGTTACTATACTTTGACAAAGACCTACCAACTGCATCAACCACCTTATTCCTCCAAATAGTAGGAACACTAAAGTTAGATGGTTGCACCATAAAGATCGGAAACACTGCTCTGTCTAACTTAACGTCATAGTATAACTGTACTTTATTAGTATCAATATTATTCTCGTTACAGTATTTAATCATCTTCTTTGGAAAATAGATAGATAAATGTTCTGGCATCTCAAACTCATACTTATTTGTTTCGGCAGATATGATAGATTTTTCTCTAACATACTTGCTCGATCCCACAACATCTTTCTTACCAGACACAGAACATCCTGCTTTATAACAATTATAAAGAATACTTCCATCAACTCTAGTGGCAGTAAATGTACCATACCCACCACAACTAGGACAATTAACTCTTATGCCTTGGTTGTCATCTATATCATCAAAGTCGGGTAACTCAATCATCCCACACCTTCCCTTTATGTGTATATGTTGCTATTGCCTTTTTACCTGCACGATAAACTGCTTTATATTGATCAAACTCAGTAAAACCCATCACTCTAGCTACTTTTGCTGCTGTTTTTGGACTCCAGTCAGAATGGCAGATAGCTATTGCTTGGACATGGTCATAATCGTCATCACTTATAGGCATTATATAACACCTTTCATCAGTTCTCGTTTAGTTCGTTTAGCTAATAGTTTTTTACGTCTTTTATTCTCAATTACTCTCTTATGGAATAATGGATCAGCTAAAGCTATCGCCATCAAGTTCCTCTTTTTTGATTGCTTCAAAGCCTTGGATGATTTCTGCATTGTCTTTATCCTCATTTTGTTTAACATCATTGTAAGTGTCTCTAATATAGTCTTCAAGGATCTGATTGTCGAGATCCTCAAAGACTTTTATTCTACGCTCTTGTACTTTCATTATGCAACCAGTTTTAGAAAAGCAGGATGCTCAATCCATTTCGCTACATCTTCATTACGCTTGAACTGACGCTCCAGAGTATTGTCATTAGCAGTTTGTCTAAAGCTAAAACGATCCTCATGTGAAGCATACTGAGTGAATGCAGAGTATACAGCCCATGCATTTGCACCTCTTACACTGAACTCATCGAGTACAGAGTTAAGCATATTCTTAGAAGCTCTCTCTGGTAGCATAACCTCAAGAGTATTCTTTAATGAAGTAACAGATATATCTTTCTCTGCTAACTTCTGACACCATGCATTGTGATCTAACCAACGATCATAGATACCTTCCATCTCATGTGTGATACGGCTCATGTCAAAGTGTCTGGTATTCTTCTTGCGTATCTTACTGTAGTCACCAGTAACCATACCATTAGTACAGAAGAAATCAATAGCACCACTAATCACATTATTAGATGTCGATCCATCAACACCATGCCATGCATACAGAGACAGAGCAGTTTCAGTAGTATGTCTGTCTGTCTCGACAGTAGCTTTATGATTATTAAACACCATCTTTTCTAAAGCCCATGCACCATTGCGAGATACTTTAGTATCAATAGTAATGTCATTGCTTATTGACACTGAATCATAAAAGTCTTTGTGAGTGAAACCCAACTCTTCAGCAACTGCTCCTCTTATTTGTCCAAAGTAAGTTGGATGGTCTACACCACCAAAGTCTTTACCAACAATACCAATAGCCTCATCAGTATCTTCCCTGATTACGAAACAACGCTCTGGAAATCGATCTATAACTTCCTTGCGTATAGTAAAGTCAGCCTCACCATAGTTCTCAAGTAATCCATTGAGTGTATGATCTTGTATGTTCATTCTTTATTCTCCTTAGTATAATTAATTAAAACTTCTCTTAGTGTGGATGATAACTTATTTAATCTTTGTGTCAAGAAAAAAATCCATGCTATCGAAATTATTATTACTCCAAGTAATGCGATAAACAAGTAGAAAGTCATTGCAGTGTTAATCATAGTATTAATCTCTCCTCTCCTAATATGGGAACCCATAAGCATTTAGTACTTTGGGTACTGATCCTTTATATCATAACGTAAAGCACTACGCAATATCTTTTTTTCTTTTTTAGTACCAATAAAATATACATAACGATGCTTTGCACTACGATTAATTCTATTAGTTTTGTCACCTAGATGATGTCTAGAATGTTTACCATCCTTACCAGCCATGTCAGTACGAGGTCTAGTTGTACCAGTAAACAGAAAGTTAGTAGCTTGATAAATGATACCTGCATGGTCTTGGGCAGTGTCGGCATACGATACAACTACCTTGGGTTTAGGTAATAGTTTCAATGACTTAGACACTAAGAACGATGCCTCGTTTGGTAGGTTATCTCTGAGTACCAACCTGTTCAACTCGATGACATCAGACTTATGCTCCTCACCACAGATACCTTTACACAACCAAGGTGATGCAGGACTACCATAAGATACCATGCCTACCATTTCATCATAACGATACAGACCATATGCATAACTGATTGATGGCATACGTTTAGCATAATGTATATTTAATATCCAATCCTTTGTAGCCTCATATGGTATCTGTATTACTTCATACATATGTTGCATTTGATTAGTCCATCCTACGAACATATTATATCCAATCTGGTTGTGGTCTATTTGTCCAATTAAGTATGTGTGCTTTGTCTGTTCTGTAGTATGCACGATAAGCATCTACATAATCATCACACTTGAACTCATCAGGCATACATTGTGGAGGTTCTGTGTGCAATGTATAGTCCTCATCAAAGTTGTCATGGAACATATACCCAGCAATATTCTGTAAGATAGTTGTACTCTTGTGATCCTTACCATACCTATACTTATACTCTCTACCTATAGCTAGTCCATGCAGTACAGCCCATAACATATTGGCATCATTCTCTCGTACCCACACAGTCATGGGATGGTTTTTGTAGGCAGGTTTATACACATGGTCAAGTATCATCTCATCACCCCAACACCAGTGATGTATGGCAGTACTACACATCTGGGCAGTCTCTAGCACCATTTTAACAACGTGTTTGTCACACAGTTGTATGGCTGACATAACAGGGCATTTGTCTATAAAGAATATGTTCATGTATTTCTCCAATAATTTTTGTAATGATAACATAAATAATACTAATAGTAAAACACTTTTTAATATAAAAAATCTGTGTCGGCAGATGATAGGCCATCAGCATGATAGATTTTTTGTAAAAATTTTTTGGAAGTCTCAGATTATTTTATCCAAGACTCCCATTAATTTATTATAGTTTAAAAACTCTATCTAATATATAAATAAATAAACCGTAAATTGATAAACATACTATTAGATAAATTACTGATTCAATCATTGTTTAATTGTTCTCCCGTTTAGTTTTGTCGCTTCTATAATTACTGAAGTATCATTGTGATTATAGCATAACATACAAGTAACACATTTTTGACCTGTACAATTTTGCTCGTCTGTTTTGTGGTCGTATTCTACGTTATTGAATACCTTGTGGAAATGTTTTGGTGGCTCATACATTACTTTATTAATAGCAGGATTAGAATAAACCAGTATAAGATTACTAGGTAGATCCATACCGTTTGCAAACGCTTTGTGATTGTCCTCATGGTATGCAACACGATTAACAATGTCTTTTCGTTTTGTCCATAGTGCAAACGTACAATGTGGATTCTTACGAGCTATGAGAATAATATTAATAAAGTGAGTATTGTTGATTAACTCACCATGTGCGTTGAGTCTCATGAATGCATGAATATAAAAAGGAATATCAATATCATCTAATATAGACTCGGACAATGCATCGCTATTACGTTGCAATGCAGGTTGCATATTTTTGCGATATGACTTCAACATCTGATTAGAATAGCATATGCGACAGATATGGTTATCTTTTTTAGATGTGTTCATTTTCTGGCAAAACTTATTAGTAATAGTATTAGTACTAATTGCGTGTAAACCGTCAAGTTTACCAGTCATCTTAGATAAATGAATATTCGGCATAATAAGAATCTTTCTATATTACAAAATAATTCGGCATAATTGCCAACGGTCAAAATGAT